CATATGAAAAATTTATTTTACTTCCATTAAGTTGGACACCTAAAGATGTTGTATATGAACTCATAGGAAAATTAGTGTCTGATAACCCATTAATATCATTCCACCAATCAGTCGGTAATTTAGTTGTGGGATTTAAAGGTAAATTAAACCCATAACCTTGTTTCATACCATATACACCTAACCCAGAACCTTTTGACCTACCAAACATTAACCCAAAATACCCTTTCCAAATTGTTGTAAAAAATAATTCAGTTATTGGTCTTTTTTGATTGTCTCTGATTGGACTAATATCAATGTCGGAATTAAACGATAATGTATATGATTGAGAACCTTCTTTAATTGAGACTCTAGACAACCTGTTTGGAGTAAATCCACTACTTTCAAATTTTTTAGTAACACCAAAAATATTTTGGTCAAATCCCGCATTTACCAATACAGCGTCATTCGGGTTTGTTAATAATTTATGTTTTCTCACATAATATTTTGAAATAGTTTCGTTGGGTATTAAACTATTTATTACCCTCCTAAATGTTCCTTTTTTATTATCATTAAAAGTAGTACCTGTAAACCCTACATTAAATAAATTAAAAATATATTCTCCGCTACCATATGCTGCATCACCTAATGAATAAACCTCAAATGTGTCTACACCATTATAGATGAATGCCGACGATAATTTAACCGATTCTCCAACAGATAATCCATGTTTAATGGGACACCTAAAAGAAATAATATCTAAACCATTATATGTTGTATTTTCAATAATAAACGGAACACCTGTTGATGCCGACCAACTTAAAGTTTGTTTTGATTTACTCTCAATAGCTTGAAGTCCTTTATTATAATCATTCTCAAATGGATAACTCATAAAAAAATTCCAATTGTATGTTGAAGCACTTTTATTAACAAAGGTTAAATGATTGTTAGGTGGTTGAGTATATCCACTAACATTATAATCACTACGAATAAAATCAAATTCATGATATTGGGGAAATCCTGACCATGGAATATTTGGGTTAACTGGACAATTATTTAGAGCAGCCTGTTTTTCATTCACATAAACCAAATTATTTTCTAACGGTGTATAATTTGTTAATCCAGTGTAAGAATTTTTAAATAAAATAGAGAATTTACAAGAAGGCCTGAATATATTAGATTTTTGTCTTTCATCGTCAAATACTTGTTCTAAAGAAATATCAATATTCCTATCAAATTCAACATTTTCTTTACTCGTTTGAACCAAAGGAACATTAAACATCAAATTAGTATTTGACGCTGTTTTATATCTTAACGACCCTAAAACAACTCTAGTATCTGTTCTATTACCCATATTATATTGTTGTATTAGTATTAATCCATTTTTTAGTAAATCTGTCAAAAGACGATTTACCCGTTTTTAACCCAAAATAAAAATGATAAGGCGCCCCAACCGTAATATCGTTGAGTATTGTGTCATTTGTATCCCATGAAGTTACCGAAGCATCCAAAACATAATTATTATTTGTACCCGCACTTACTGAATAAATATGTGATTTAAAAAATTGTGTTTGACTCTGAACATTAGTTCTAAAATATCTTGACGACCTATCTAATCTATCCAAATCTTGATACTTATAACTAAAAAAAGCGTTATTATCTAAAGGTCGTGTTGACCATTCATTTTTTTGTGTCCCAAAAATATTATTACTACCTTGAATTCTCCACTGATAAAATGGTACTAATTGACTAAAAACATTAATATTACTAAACCCACACACATTACCTTTAGGAACTGTAGAATCAATAATTGTTCTTTTTGGTGAAATAAAATCTCTAACTCTAGTATCGGAAGAAAAGAAAACTCCAAAAATAACACTACCTTGACTACTACCATCATAATAAATTGGGTCTTGACTATTAGGGTTATCCGGATAATTTATCCCTTCAAAAGGCGATACACCTAATTCAGAATTAATCGATGTCATTTGAGAATAATCACCATCAATCATTAATTTAGTTCTACTAAAAAAAGAAAGGATACCAAGTCCGGTTAAATTTTGTAAAAAAGAAGTGTTCACCAATCTAGTAACAATTAACATATTTAATAATTCAGAAACATCACCAAATGTTGTTGAGTTTAAATCTTTTACAACATACCCATCAAAGTCATCTGACATTATAATTTCTTGTAAATAATCATTTCTAGGTCCTAAATCTATCATAGTAGTAGGTGTCTTTAAATTATACCAATTACCTCCATTAGAATTATTTTTTTTATCACCAATAAAACCTGTACCTAATTTATATGGACTACTTCTATAGAAAAAATTATTATTATTTGAATTAAACACAATAACATCTGTACAATACCTATTTATTGGTGAATTTGGTTTATTTGTAAAAGGACTAGTATAAATCACATCATTTTTAAAAGTAAACGCGTATAAAGTACCATTAATCCAATTGTTGGTAAATAAATGTGAGAAAACATTTCTACAAGCCGCAAATATTGTTTGAATTCTACCAGTCCATTCAACAACAAGTTTAATGTCGCTAACTATACTTTTGAGAGGTGCCGTAATTAAAATATAACACCCATTTTTAAAATCTATTTTATCACCATCACCTCTCCAACAACCATTTGATTTTGGTTTAATTTTAAATTCATTGTTTACATTCTCATAACACTCTAATGGTGCCATATATTCACAACTAAAGGAATCTACTACTGTACTAAAAACTTTAGGTTCACCTTGTACATCAATCGTATTACCCGACATAAGACTTCCTGACCCTGTTGACTCCACGTTTAAATTTGTCGCCAAACCATCATCAGATAAAATCAAAATTGAAAATTGAGTATTTGTGTGTAAAGCAAAACTATTATCAAGATTATTTTGGAGACTAGTCGATGTTGGTAATCTATCTGACCTCATAATTATTTGAGTTCCAGATATACCTAATTTAATATTCATAGTTAATCCACTTGAATATTTTGGTGCATAGTAAAAATTATTAACTCCCATAGGGTCAACTCCACTAGGTGATTTAGTAATATTAATTTCTTGGTAGAATAAACTACCACCATCAACACTTTCACCAGGAAAATACCCTCTATTATTTGACCCCGAATTATAAACACCATATCGTCTACTTAAAGGGTTATAAGTAGGGTTCAAAGATGGTCCTGACGTATAATAAACATCATATCCATCTACCCACTCAACTATCAACCCATTATTTCCTTGTGTACCAATTGATACACCACCCACAGATTTAACTATATCAGTTACACCACCACCTAAATTAGTCAATAATAAATAATAATTATTTAAAGATGATGGTGGATAAGTAATGGTATTATAATTATTAACATTAAAATAATAAGTTAATGATGGTGAGTATGGTATTGTTACATAACCCGCGTACGTCCCTTGAAAATATACTTTAACATTACTACTTTGCTCAACATTTGCAAATATTTTTACAATAATTCTATCTGAACTATTATATGTATTACCTATTATAGGTACTGAAATCGTATATTGATGTGGGGTAATAAAATAATCAATAGTTGTTGGTGAAGCTATACTACTTCCCAACAAAACTTCACTTCCCGTTGAGAAATCCCATCTATAAATGTTTACATATAAGGATGTTTGACTAGGTGAGGTGATTACACCTCTATTCGCATAAATCTTAATCGTCGCCGTTACGCCCAATTCTGTTGTCGATAAATTTGGAACTGAAGATGGTGTCATAAATCCTGCGACAAGAATATTCCCTTGTGGTGGTAAATTATTATTAGTACTATTTGTCCAAATATTATTAACTCTAAAATAATCTCCGGTTAACGCAAGATTAGTTGTACTACCAAGTGTTAGTGGCACTACTGTATCAGACGGATAATAACCAGGGTTAAACGATAAATTTTGTTTATCTAATTTAGAATAATAAGTGTGTAAATTAGTAGAAAATCCACTAAAACTGAAAAGACCGGTTGTTGACGGTTTAAAATGAAATGAATCATAATATAAATTCTGATTAGTTAAACCATCTAATAATATATTATCAACCAAATCATGAGTCACACATTTTAACCCTCCTTTAATAGGATGATTTAATTTAAACCCCTTATTTTCAAAACTACTTTCAGTTATAATTGTTTGAGTATTACCAAAATTATAACCAAATAAACGACTTAAATCATAAGTCACATTAACTCTAGATGAATTGGGGTCAACACCTCTAACCAAAAAAATAACCCTCTGTTTCTCTTGTCGATTAAACCTAACTATTGGTGAAAAAAATCTATCGTTAGCATCAAACCTAACTCTATTATCACCATTTTCATCAACACGATAAAATGACATTTTGTTACTTAAAAATCGATTATTAAACGAATTAATATTATCCCAATCGTTATTAATAGACACCTGACTAGTGTTACACATACCCGAATATTCAACATAAGTCATTCCTGTTATAACTTGAAAATATTCAATATCCATTGGAAATTTAGCATAATTAGCATCTCCCGATAATTGAGATATATTATATGTAACACCACTGTTAATATTAAGATTTCCCGTATTATTTGGGTGAGCATATTGAACATTTATTGTACCACCAGTATGAATTGCCTCTCCAGTTATTGAATACGTCCCGTATTGATTTAATGACGCATCATCACCACTTATATTAATATCTTTAGATAACAATGGGTCTTGGAAAGTAATGATAGACCCTGACACTAAATTACTTGATGATGGTCCACAAACAATTGCAATAACATTATCGTAATGAAATTTACCCGCATTTAAGTCCGGTTGAAAAATAACCTTTATTCTATTAACTCCACCCCCAGGGTTATCAGGACTATCATTAAAATATTTACCTTTAGTATTAAAAAGATTCAATCTTTCCGCCACCGTTAAACTAGAAGTAAAATAATTATATTCAATATTAACATTTATTTCCTGTGCTGGGTCTAAATCGTTTGTCCCTGAAGAAACCATTTCAGGAATTCTAGTTTTTGCCGACAATGTTTCATCATCAATACTACCAGTCGGAACTCCAGCAAACAATGTTTGGTACACCATTTCTACCGTATACACATTAGTATCACTTTTTCTATTATAATAATTTCCCATTATTTGATATGGAGTTAAAGGTGATGTCCCATTACCTTCAATAGTATCTCCTCCTGTGGTATCAACCGTCAATGTATCAATCCCTGTTGTGTCGGTCGGTAATGCATCTGGGTCCCCACAATCACAAAAAGAACAATCAGGGTAAGATAAATTAGGTATTTTAATATTTTTTAATTTATCAGGATAAGAAAGAATATCATCCGCAATTTTTTTAATATCTTTAGGCCCCAAACATTTCAAACTATCCCTCATTTTTCTAAAACCTTTACCACCCAACCAGTTAGGTAAAGCACCCAATAAACCTAATATACCTCTCAAAAGATAACATATCGCACTTACTACAGCCAAAAGAGGAACAAGAGTAAACATACAAATCAGAGCTAAAACTTTTAAAACAAACCATAAAATATGTATGACAGGAATTAAAACAATAAAAATTGGTCTAAATAAAAATAACAGTATCCAAAACACAAAATAAATTAAATCAAATCTAAATACTGAATCGTTAGCCGGAAATTTATTATTATCACTTTCACAAGCCTCATCTAAAATATTTTTTATACTAATAATTTGATTAGGCCAAGTACCATTTCTATATTGGTCAATTAATTGCGACACAGTATAAACTTTATTATATTGCATTAAATAAAAGGTGTCATCACAATTAATACCCGATTGTATATCCGCATAATCATTCCAATCTAAACTAAATGAATAAGATTTTAAAGCTTCTTGATAATTCGCATTATTTACACTTGACAATGGGTCTAGAACACTATCATCCCAACCATATTCTCTAATATTAGGTACTAAAAAATATCCTCGTCTAACTGTTTCAGATAATGATGGAGATTGATTCCATTTTACTTTAAACCTATATTTGGCTTTAGTTGGTATTCCTTTCTTTGGGTCATCAGATATAACTTGTTCCCCAAACTCATTGGTAATTAAATAATCCAAATTCATTGGTACATCTAATAACCAAGTACCGTTTTCATCAATAACTTGACCCCCTTCTTCTAAATCAACTGTTTCAAGGACCGGATATCCATTAACATCCTTAAAGATAGTTTGTCGTATTGCTAATATTTCACCAGGACCAGCAACTAAAGAACATTGAGAACCTGATTTAACTCTTGGTTTACAATTTCGTTTTACAACATCATCATTATTTGTTGATACAATTGACCCCATAAAAATAGATGTTGGTCTAATATCAACACTAGCCTCCGATGATAAATCAAAATCTGTTCTGGTTATACCCAAATTACATATTTCAGGTTGACCCCATAATGGTTCAACTGTTATTACCTTATTAATTGATATAATTTGAGGTAATTCCCGTAAATTACTTGATGATTTAAAATTAACCCCCGCAACTTGATTTGGTGTTGCAATACCCATTCTAACTAAATCTTGAGGAGATAATGAAAATTCGCCTATATCAGATAAATCAACATCTAAAACTATTGTTTGAGAACCAGGTGGTACCCCAAAAATCATATAGTCACCACTACTATTAGTTGTTGTTGTGTATTTATAATACTTATCAAAAACCTCAATTAGGGTTGGGTCCGTTAATACATCTTGTCTAGTAAAAAAAGTTCCAGTTGGATTATGCCCACTATGTGATTTAGTGTATGGTAGTAAATTGTATCTATACCCATCTTCATTTAAATCAATTAATGATTTGTAAGGATATAAATCAGATATAACAGGATTTGATTCATCTGCTTTATCTAATGGAATAAATACAGATACTTTAGCATTTGGAATACCAAATCCATTGTTAACACTAACACGACCAACAATAACTCCATAATCGGAGCATTGTCTAGTATAGATTTGACTTTGTAATACTTTCAAAGAAAGTATTTCCAAATACTCAAATTCTTGGTCTATTAAAACTTTAATTGAGGTATCAACACCGGGTTTGGTTCTTATTCTAAATGAATTGGACATAATATTCTTTTTTAATAAATAGTTTATATACTATTTTCAAAAGATAGTCCATATTATTTTAAAATAAATCTCTACGAAAAATTAACGGTTTTAAGATTTTTAACTCTAATGTTAATATCTTTACTAGGATATCTAACTTGATAAGTCTGTTTTGGTTCCGCAAAAATGGTATCATCAACCAATTCTATTTGTTTTGTTTGAGAATCGGAATATCTTTGAGAGGTTTGAGACGAAGAATATTGACCCCCCACTTTATTAAAGAAAAGTATATCAGATAATGATATTACACCGTTTTCACTTTGAATTAATCGTCTTAATTCAGAAACATTAACATTCTCGCCCATTTGTCTGTTAGTCGGTGCGAAGTAATCCGACACAATGTTTATCACTTTAGAAATGATTGCTCCCTGATTTTGTGTATTATCTAATACAATATCAACATTAACCCCTAAATCAATTACACTAGCGACTTCAATAGAAATATAATCATTAATCATTCTATAGTTTGACAAATAGTTCGCTACATTATGTTTTAAAGTATCTGAAACAATTTCAGTAAGACTACCATTTTCATCATAAGATAACATTTGGATTTTTATCTTATTATTTTCTTCAGTTATTGAAACTTTTGCCGGAGCCCCGAATTGAGATGGCATTAATCTAATTAATGATTCATAATCATTTATGGTTACCGCTCTATTTTGAGCAGCAAAATTATATGTAACTAAATTTCTTACTTCTTCTGTTGTTGGGTAATTACTACCGCCAATTGCTGCTGTAACATTCGTACATCTTAACGAATTAACAACACTAGTATTAATAGAGTCTGAAGGCCCGTTAACACTAAAAGAAACATTACCAATTTGAGTAATAACATTAACACCTAAATTAGAACCTGTCCCACCACCAATTCTATATTGAATAAAGATTGTACTATTAGATTTAAGAATACTACCTAACCCTAAATTATTGGAATATTTATTTAAGTTCATTTCGTACCCATTTCTAGCAAACTCTCTTAATTGTTCGTCAGCTGATTGACTACCCCCACCAAATGTAAGTTTAAAAAAACCTTCCGGAGTATATTCAGTAATGAATTTATCGTTAGTGGTCATATATTTACCAACTTTAATTCCTGGTGAATCCGATACTTTAGTTGGGTCTTCAATAAAAACTCTATCTTGAGCTAACGCTTGTACTTCATACCATCTATCGTCTAACCCTAAAAACTCCTGTGATGATGGAATGTTGGCATATTGTGTCCCATCCTTTAACAAAACACTAGTTACACCCAATACATTTTTTTCAGGTAAGAACATTTCAAAAAATGGTTTAACATCGTTTGATGTTACCACTCTTTTAAAAACTTTTGTAATACCATTAACTATTGTTTCTCTTTTAGTTATTGTATAGTTTAATAACTTATTATTTGAATCAAAATTTGGTATTTTTAATCTATTTGGGTATCCGTCAGCATTTAATGGTGATGAAAAATCAATATCATATACCGTTTCAAATACTTGTCCGGCACCATTAACTTGAGAACCTCGTCTTAATATACCACAATACCTTAAATCTTCCTTATCCCCATAAGCCGGAACTGTAATTGAGAAATCAACTAAAGCAACTGATGGTCTTTGTCCGGGAACTTTTAATCCATAAGTTCTTGCTATGTTATAAATTGATGACCTTTGTTGAGCATATTGTAATACAGTCTCTTGGATACTTCTATCAATATTAAATTGTAGGTTATCCGTTACCGCAGCATTTAAATCAATTAATACTGAAAATACAGAAGCATCGTTAAAGTTTTCAATAGTTTCCGGATAATAAGTTTTTGTAAAATTTATTAATTCCGTTCTGATTGATTGGAAGTCTCTTGTTGTGTATGAAATTTTCTTATTTGCCATATAACATTAAATATTAATAATTACAAAATCTTTCTGATTAAACACATCATTATTAACTTTATAATCTATTCTAACTTTAGCGGTATGTTCTTTAGTTCCAATACCAGGAACTCTATATACTCTATCATCATTACCATCAACATAAGTACCTTTATCCTCCTCACCATCTGATGCGGCGGTAATACTAATATTTATTATTGTAATATTAGGAATGTAGTCTTCCACTGAAGACCTAATTTCAGCATCTATATCCGAAAATGTTGGACCATCTAAAGGTTCAAAAATAAACTCATATAATCTAGTTCCAAAATCGGGTAAATAATATCTAGTACCTTTTCTTGTTAATAATAAATGAATCAAACTACTTCTAATCTCTTGGTCGTTATAATCTGAAAGGTCTAAATACTTACCGTCATACGAATCTCTAAAAGGAAAATTAATTCCATATGTTTTACCATCTGCCATAACTATAAATATAGTGTCACAATTATTTCTAATAAATACCCCAAAATAAAAAATCACGACATATGTCGTGATTTATATCATATTTTATTTTAATTAAGAACCACACCCAAAACATTCAAAGTCCGAATCCTCCGGTTTCTTAACTAATTCAACCGTTGGTTTTTCAACTATTTTTGGTTGTTGAATTTTTGAAATATCCATCGCCAAATGTTTTGCTCCGGTTGATATCGCTTTTGTTCTAACATAATAACATAAAGTTTTTAATCCTTTACCCCAAGAATGGAAGTGAGATGAAGAAATTTTTGATAATGTCGGTTCTGACATATAGATATTCATTGATTGTGATTGGTCAATGAACGGTGCTCTATCAGCCGCCATATCAATTAATTCTCTTTGAGATATCTCCCAAATTGTTTTGTATTTAGGAATTAAATGTTCTACTCTCTTAACTTTCTTTTTATAATTTTTATCTTCAGGGTCAAGATAGTTATTAAAATTAATGTTTTGAATTGACCCTTCGTTCATAATAATCTCATTCTTCAAGTCTTCACCCCAAATACCTAATTTCTCAAAATCGTTAATTAAGTATTTATTTACAATTAAAATTTCCCCACCTACAACTCTACGATTAAACAACGCCGAATGAGCTGGTTCTATCATTTCAAATGAACCGGTAATTTTAGCTGAAGACGCCACAGGCATCTGAGCGGTAAATAACGAATTACAAACACCATATTTTGATACTTCTAATTTAAGTGAATCCCAATCCCACATACTACTTAAACCTTCATAATCCAACCCCCACATATCAAATTGAAACACTCCTTTTGACATCGGAGAACCTTCAAAAAATTGGTAAGGTTTATATTCACCTGATTTACATAATTCCATACTTTCAGTGATTGCTGCAAAATAGATAGTTTCAAAGATTTCTTTATTTAAC